GAGGGTATCGGCTCTGGCAAGTCAACTAAGACTTCAATCATAGTGACTTATTATATTCATCTGCTGCTATGTCTTGCCAGCCCGCAAAAGTATTTCAAGATTGACCCTTCGGCAAAGATAGCGATTATGAACATGTCGGTTAATGAACAAAACGCAACGAAGATTATCTTTTCTGAAATATCTTCAAGGATTCAGTTTTGTAAATGGTTTCAGGATAGGCCGTGGGAGCGTGAAGATTCAAGACAGCCAGACCCAGACTGTAGAAGTGAATTAAGATTTAAAAATAACATCTTTATTATTCCGGGTTCATCATCATGGAGGACGGCAGTCGGTTATAATATTATCGTGGGGATAATGGACGAGGCTGCCTCTTATCGCAATACAAACAACGTAGACCAAGCTGAGGATATATTCCATGCTCTCCAGAGACGTTTGGGTTCACGTTTTGAAGGCAAGGGTGCGATTATCGTTGCTGGTTCACCTTTGTATGAATCAGACTTTCTTGAAGTTAAATTACAACAGGCCAAAGGTGACGACAAGATTCTTGCCAGAAGACGCTCTATATGGGAAGCCAAGTATTTTGACTGGAAGGGTGATTTTTTTTATATGGATAGAATAAACAGAATCATGCTGGATACAGCTCCAAAAGACATGAGGAATATAGATAAGATTCCATCCGTTCCATTTTTGTTAAAAGCTTTTAAAGCTAATCCAACAAAGGCTTATAGAGACTTCGGTGCTGTTCCTTCTCGTACAATTAATTCATTCTTTGAACAACCTTCTCTTGTTATCACTTCAATAAATCCCGGACGGAACAGAGACCCAGTGTGTGCCAATGGTACATTTAAGGAATGGTTCAAGCCTGTAGATAGAAATGCTTTTCATTGCATTCATATAGACTTAGGTTTAACAGGGGATGCCTGCGGATTCGTATTGGGACATTATGACGGCATGACTCCAGAAGGCGGTATTAAGATTTATATTGACCTGATAATGAGATTTCAGGGTTCTCCACAAGACCCTGTTCAAATATCAAGAGTCAGGGAATATATTTATACTTTGACAAAGATGGGTTTTAATATTCAGTTTGTTACCCTTGACGGATTCCAGTCTGCTGATACGATGCAGATATTGGAGAAGAAGGGATATAATTGCGAATATCTTTCAGTGGACAGAACTCAAGAGCCTTATCAGGCAGTAAAAGAAGCGATACGGGAGGGAAGATTAAATTATTATTGCATAAGTCCAAGTGATAGTGTTATAATGAGAATCAAGTTCCCAAACGAAGAATTAACAGCGTCAGAGGTTATGGTTAAAGAACTGATGTCGCTTGAAGATATACAGGGCAAAAAGGTAGACCATCCGCCAAACGGTTCAAAGGATGTAGCCGATGCCCTTGCGGGAGTGGTTCATAATGTGGTTAAGCAGTCGGAGTATTATGGTTCTGTTACAATCAATTAAGGAGAATTTAATTCATGCAAGAATTTAAAAGCACAAAAGAAGATGGCACTCCGAATCCAGAAGGCGTAACTGCAATAATCACAAACAGGGGCGTTGTCGTTTCAGAAGAAATGTTAAAGACATACGAAATCGGAAAAGCTCAAAGCAAACAGACATCATCATTCAAACAGGTCGCTTCAGAAGTAGTCACTCCTCCACACAATTTACAGAAACTCATGTCATGGATGCATACATCCGTAATACATTCAGCCTGTATCAATGTTAAGAAACAAGATACGGTCGCAATGGGATTTGATTTTAACAACGATGATGAAAAGGTAATGAAGGAACGTGAGAAGGATGCGAATTACAAAGCCCTCATGGATTTTTTCAAAAAGGTAAACCCGGAAGAAGATATAATCTCTGTTCTTAAAAAGGTTTTCAAGGATTGGGAAGGCTGCGGAAACGGGTATATTGAAGTTTCCAGAGATGCAGAAAACAAAATCAATGGCCTGTTCTATGCCAATGCAACAAACATCAGATGGGCAAAAGATAAAGCAAGGCTTGTTCAACAGGTCGGCGTGAAGATGGTGTGGTTTAAGAAGTTTGGAGAAGAAGGTATTTTAAATAAGAATACAGGCAAATGGCAGGCTGGAACAAGGGATATAAAAGATACCAAACCGACTCTTACTGGAGCTATGACAACAAACGGAAAGGCTGATAAGAAACCAAAGCAGGAAGTGTCCATAGACCCTGATGACCAAGCAAACGAACTGATTCCAATAAGACATCATTCATGGATGAGCGACTTGTATGGAGTCCCTGAATGGCTGGCTGCTCTTTATCCAATGTTTGCAAATATGAAAGAGATGGAATATAACATCGACTTCTTTATCAACTTCGGTATTCCAGCCTATGCAATAGTCGTGTCCGGTGCGACGCTTAATCAGGAAGTCAAGGATGGCATTGAGAAATTTTTTGAAACAGAATTAAAGGGAAGTTCCCATAAGACGATTACGCTTAATACTCCAAAGGGTGCAGAGATTAAGTTTGAAAGATTGAATACTGAAACGAAGGAAGCTTCTTTCAGAATGTATCGTGAGGACAACAGGGATGAGATTCTTACTGCTCATCATGTTCCTCCTTATCGTGTCGGCCTTGTTATTCAAGGACAGCTTGGCGGTTCTGTCGCTGAAGAATCTGACAGGATTTATTTGAATTCTGTTATAGACCCACGACAGGAACAAATGGCATGGGTTATCAATGAATTGATTATCAAACAGGGGCTTCAGATTGAAGGTTGGAATTTTGTTTTTAAGGATATTGATATTGCGGACAAAACAAAGCGGAGCGACATCCATGTAAAATATTTTAATATTGGCGTGATGTCTCAAAATGAAATACGAAAAGAGATAGGGCTTGACCCATACGAAGGCGGGGATGCCTTATATATTTCCAGTTCAATAATTCCAATAGGATATACAAAAGATGGCATTGACGCTAAAAGAGTTAAACCGGAACAGGTTGACGCAATTAACAATCCGCAACCGACAAATGCAACGGGTACAAACCCGAATTCAGACACAGAACCGAATCCCGAACAAACTCAAGTCCCTGCAATGCAGTAAGGTTTCTACAGTAATTTGGGGGAAGCATATTTGTTCCTGTAAAAGCAGGATTACGGTCGGGCAGCGGAGACTTATAGACGGGTTCTCAAAGGCTATTCGCTCTGTCTTCAGAAAGCAGAAGATAAAGGTTCTTGCTTTTATGAAAAAAAAGAATCTTTATTCAAAGCTCGAAAACCACTTCAGTAAAAAAAGGTCAAAACAAAAATCATTCAACTGTCCTATGATTGGAACTCCAGAGTGGGACAGGCTTCATGGTAAAATTTTTCAGGTGGATGAATTTTCAGAAGTAATAAACAAGGGAATCGAATCCGAGGAAGACCAAGCGTTTTTGAATGCAATGATTCAAGGACTTGAGCTTGATGATGGAATGAATGATACCTTTGATTACTGGTATTTGAAGGCGGCCAATCTTGCAGGGGATGAAGCATTAAAAAAACTCGGAATTCATTTAGTGTTCAATCTTAAAGACGGCAAGCTTCTTAATCAATTAAAAAAACGTGGAGTAAAAATTACAGGACAGATAAGCAAAAAAACATTATCTGATTTTCAACAAATCCTTTACGAATCATATCTTGAAGAAGGTATTTCTCCATACGATGTAGAGAAGCGGATAGATGGCCTATTTGAAGAAACATATAAAAATAGAGCCATGACCATTGCCCGTACAGAGACTGGTATTGCGTCAAGCATGACAGAGTTTGAAGCTTATAGAAAAAACGGTGTTCAAAAAAAGAAATGGCTTGCCATTATAGACGACAGAACAAGGGATAGTCATATAGAAGCGAATGGACAGATACAACCAATAGATGAGCCTTTCATACTCGTTACACATTCTAGGAAGCATGGGGATATTGAATCCGAACTCATGTTCCCACTTGACCCTGAAGGTGAGGCACAGGAAATAATAAATTGTAGATGCACGTTTACTGCGGTATTTGACGATTCAGATATTGCTGATGATGCTGATGCATGGACTGGAGGAGATTAATATGGATATATTTTCAGAAATAGTTAAAGGAAACCAGCTCACACTTCCATTCAGAGACCATCAGGGGAGATTTGTAAGCATGGGAGGCAAGCCAAAAGAATCAGAAGGGCTTGGAGGCGTTTCTGCTTTCAGGGCGGGTGCAATATCAACTGCGAATAAATTAAATTCCAAAAGTGCAAATGAAGTTTTCCATGTTCAAATAGAAGGAGATGGAGCTGGCTATTGGAAACCCGAAAAGACAGACGGCCTTATGGAAGGCGAATGGAATTATTACGACATCGGAGATTTGGGTAAGTGTTCACAGGCGAGCAGGGAAGTTATGAGTTACGAGCTTGATAAAATTGCTGATGCTGGTTTAATCCCAGAAACAACAATCAAGTACAAGGACAATGAAAAGGGTTCTTGTCAGGAAGAAGTAAAATCATTTACGAGAGGTGATGATGCTGCGGATTATCCTGAAGCCATGAGTCGTTTTTTAAAAGTTGATAAAGAGCAGTATCTAAAAGGAATTGCTTTCGATGAGCTGATTGGAAGCACAGACAGACATTTCAAGAACTGGGGAATAGACGAAAAAAACAATTTGAAATTTATAGACAATGGCCTTGTGCTGGCAAGATACCCCAGAAAAGCTTGGAATGGTAATTTTGCGACGTATTATGCGAATCAGAATATATTAAGACGTGTTTTCGGTGCGGGTTCAATCAACGATGTAGTCCCTCTATCAAAGCCTTATAAGGATGCCATGATTAAAAAATTTATTGATAATGAAGATGCGATAAACAGCATGTTCAAGAAAAATAAGCTTCCCGCTGATGAACAGAAATCTTTCTGGTCAAGAGTCAAAGACCAGTATATTCCATAAAGGAGAATCCCATGATAGTAGAAGTTTCAGAAGGCAATAATAAATTTGAACGGGCAGGAACAATAAGGCTTGTCAGTGGAGTTGTCCGGTTCGATATTGAAAATAAAAGGCTGGAAGAATTTTTAAAGACTTCATGCCATGCGAGGCCGGAAGATGGTGCAAGGTATATGAAATCCCTTCTTGCTCAATTCTCACGGTCGACAAGCGTTGCATTAATCAAAGAAGCGGGTGAATAAAAATAGTTATTGCGGAAAGATATAACAATATGATACATATAAGCCAAGTTATCAAAGGAGAACTATATGCCAGAAGCCGATAAGTATATAAAATTTCAAATAGCAGAGCAAACAGGGAAGCATATAGACCACGAAATATGCTCAATGGTATTCACCAAAAATCAGGGAGTGAAGGGAATCCTTTG